AATGTCCGCAACATCGTGGACGAGCCTGAGTTCGCCGAAGTGTTTCCATCGGTAAGTCTGGCTCCCGACAGCCACGCCGCGAACCGCATGAACACCAACCACGGAGGCGCTTATGTCGCTGCGGGCGTTGGAACGGCTGTTACCGGGCGCGGTGCACATATCGCCCTCATCGACGACCCTTTTAAAGACCGTGAGGAAGCTGATAGCGAACGCCGGCGCGACCTCGTGTGGGATTGGTATCGGTCAACCCTTTTCACCCGTCTCATGCCGGGAGGGGCAATCGTCCTCATCCAGACCCGTTGGCACGAGGACGACCTTGCGGGACGACTACTCGAAGCTGAGCGCGACCAGTGGGATGTTCTCGAGCTGCCCGCCATTGATGCTGGCGGCAAGGCTCTCTGGCCCGAATGGTATGGCGAAGCCGCACTAGAACGCATCAGGAACACAATCGGCCAGCGCGAATGGTCTGCGCTTTACCAACAGCGACCACAGCCTGACGACGGCACGTTCTTCCAGCGCGACTGGTTCAAGGAATGGGTGAAGCTGCCGGACCTCCGTTACTACGGGACTTCCGATTACGCAGTGACAGACGGCGGCGGAGATTACACCGTGCATCGCGTCTGGGGGATCGACAGCGCGGGGGCTGTTTACCGCGTCGATGGGTGGCGAGGGCAAACCACCTCGGACATCTGGATTGAGAAGAAGCTGGATCTCATTGCCAAGCACAAGCCGCTAGCGTGGTTTGGCGAAGGCGGCGTCATCCAGAAGGCGATTGAGCCTGCGCTGAGACGCAGGATGCGCGAACGGCAAGTGTTCTGCCGCCTGGAGTGGCTGCCGAGCGTGGCCGACAAGCCGACGCGGGCACGAAGCTTTCAGGCGATGGCTGCAAGCGATCGGGTCTATGTCGAGCCGCAGGCGGACTTGAGCGAGTTCCTGAGCTTTCCCGCAGGCAAGCATGACGATGAGGTCGATAACGGCTCGTTGATCGGGCGGGCGATCGACCAGGCGCACCCGGCGATTGCGAAAGTACCGGAGAAACCGGCTTCTCGCCGCGACTACGGAATGAACGACACACAGGCAGAAGATTGGAAGGTCGTCTGATGGCTGACCTGAAGGGCCAAGCTGGCGAACTGCGCTTTACAATCGAAATCAAGCGCGCCGCGACTGGCGAAACGGAAACACACGAACTTATTGGAAAGGTGATCGACGATGTCGGTGACTCACTCAACGGCGGCGAGGAACGCAGCGACGGACGCGGTGACGGCGCTGATCGGAGCATCGGGCAAGCTTAAGTTTCGCCTGTCTGGCACGATCGGCTCGCCAGGAACTGCGGTTGCCACGCTCAGCCTGTCGGCTACCGCTTTCGGTGCATCGTCGTCGGGCACGGCAACGGCCAACTCGATCACGAGCGACACGAACGCAACAGGCAACGCATCGGCGGTCGCCAACGCTTCGCTCGAGACCTCCGGCGGAACGCTCGTGATTCACTGCGCGGTTGCCGCCTCCTCATCTGACATCAACATGACCAACGGCTTGACCGTTGCTGCTGGCGATACCGTTTCCTGTTCTTCGCTAACCTACACCGCGCTTAGCGCCTAAGTCCCTCTCGGCCATCGGGAGATAGGCGATGGCCTTCGGCGGCGGCACGCTTCTCACCACAAACAACAACAAGACCGCCGGCACAACCCTAACGCTCGGTTTCTCGTTCACGGGCGGCCACCTTCTCGTCATCTATTTCGTGATGGACAACAGCACCACGTCGAGTGGCGCTACAACATCTATTGCGAGCAATGCCGTCACTGACGCAAACGGCAACACCTATACAAAGATCGGAGAATGGACGAACCCCGCTGGTGGCGCGGGCAACGGCGAGACTCTGGCCGCGTTCTTTGCGACCCCGGCAACGGGATGGAGCATTGGGTTTAATACCGTCACCATTACACATCCATCGGTGACTGCGCGGGCTGCCGGAGCCTACGATTTCACCAAGGGTGCATCGACTACAATCTCGGTTGACGGCACGCCAACAGGCAACATAACGGGCAGCGGCAATCTTACGCTGTCCAGCCTGTCCAGTGTAGAGCATCTGTTCGTTGACCTAATCGGCGTAGAGGGCACGTCGGCCAACCTCACTGACACGGGTTATACGGGGCTTACCCAGTCCGCGACATCTGGCGGAAGCGGAATCACTAACGTAGCCGTCACCGGCGCATTCAAGATTGCAACTGCCGCAACCAGCGAGACGACCGCCTCAAGCACGTCCTCGACGGGCGACATGGCGCGGCTGTTCTTCGCGCTCAAGGAAGTGGCCAGTGGTCCGACAACTCATGCCACAACGGGCGCGCTAACTGGTCCAGGTTCGACGATCGCAGGCTCAGCGGCCCATATCGCGATTCACGATACAAGCGGCGCGATTACCGGGCCGGGATCGACACTTACTGGGTCTGCCGCGCACATTGCCACTCACGGCACGAGTGGCGCGCTCACAGGACAATTGGGATCTGTCGCGGGCTCGGCCGCAAGAACACGGCAGCACGCAACAACTGGAAACCTGACAGGCCAAGGTTCAGCGATTGTCGGCGTTGCGGTTTACAACGCCAAGCATACGACCTCCGGCACACTCACGGGGCAATTGGGCTCCGTGGCCGGATCGGCAAGACGTTTCAGGGCCTTTGCAACATCCGGCGCATTAACCGGGCAAGGCTCGGTTGTCGTTGGTGCTGCGACAAGGTTCCACGCCTTCACGGCCTCAGGGGCACTTGTTGGACCGGGGTCGTCGGTTGTTGGTGCTGCGGCGCGGGCCGGTAGCTCGGTTTCGCACGCTACTTCAGGCGCTCTTGTCGGCCAGATCGGCTCAATCGCCGGGAGTGCGACACGGTTTCATGCTTTCGATACGTCCGGGGCGATAATTGGTGGCGGCGCGCAACTTAGTGGAACAGCCACGCGAGTTTCAGCCTCGGTCATTCACGACACCACGGGCGAATTGATTGCTAGCGGTGCCTCGCTGAACGGATTGACTGAGCGAACGACAAAGATCGTCAGGGCCGACTTGATCGGTCGCAGGCGTCGTCGCGGCAAATTCTCGGACTACGGGATATGGAGGGCCTGATTGGATAAGTTCGCCCGCTACGTCCAGCAGTTCGAGGAAGCGCTAGAAGCCAGCGATGGTGGCCGCAAGGAAGCCGAGAAGGCGCGCAACTACTACGACGGCAACCAGTTCACCGCCGACGAGATCAGGGCGCTCCAGAAGCGCAAGCAGCCGATCACGCCGGAGAACCTGGTGAAGCCGAAGATCCAGGCGCTCTGCGGGTTGGAGCGGCAAGGCCGGGTCGATCCGCAAGCCTATCCTCGCGTTCCCTCGAAAGAGGACGATGCCAACGCGGCAACCGATGCCCTTCGTTACGTCGAAGAGGATCAAGACCTCGACATCAAGAAGTCCAAGGTGTTCGAGGACATGCTCATCGAGGGCATGGGCGCGGTCGAGGTCGGGGTCCGCCAGCTCAAGAACGGCATTGTCGATCCGTATGTCTGCCGGATTGCGTGGAACCGGCTCTATTTCGACCCGCACTCGGCGGAAGCTGATTTCAGCGATGCTTCCTTCACTGGCTACGTCACATGGATGGACTTCGAGAAGGCGCTCCAGAAGTGGCCTGACAAAGCCGATGTCCTGCAATCCACGCAGGCACGCGGCGTCTCATCGACGTTCGATTCAATGGACGACAAGCCCAAGTGGGCAAGCTGGTACGATTCAAAGCGCAAGCGCGTTCGGATCAACACGCATTATCACCTCGAAGGCGGGGTGTGGAACAAGTGCGTGTTCACGTTGGCGGGCGAGCTTGAGGCGTCGGCTCCTAGCGTATTCATCGACGAGGAAGGCAATCCCGAAAACCCGCTGCTGATGCAGTCGGCCTATGTCGATCAGGACAACGATCGCTACGGCATCGTGCGCGACATGATCCCGTTGCAGGACGAGGTGAACAAGCGCCGCTCGAAGTTCCTGCACATGGTCAACAACAACCGCTTCCGTATCGATCCGGCCTTGGGCCAGGACAAGGAGATGGTTCGCAAGGAGCTGGCGAAGCCGGATGGGATCGTGGTCGGTGATGCCCAGAGCGTCGAGCTGCTTGAGAATACCGCCAAGGAAACCGGACAGTTCCAGCTCCTTCAGGATACGCGGGCGTCGCTCAAGGGCAACATTGGCCCCAACGCTTACCTTCAAGGCAAGGCCGGGGAATCGCAGTCTGGCCGCGCCGTGCTCGCTCAGCAGCAGGCGGGCATGACCGAAATGACGCCGCTGCTCGACAACCTGCGTCATTTCACCACGCGCATGTACCGGCAAATCTGGAACCGCATTCGCCAGTATTGGAACGGCGAGCGGTGGATCAGGATTACCGACGACGAGCGCAACGTCCGCTTCGTCGGCATCAACACGACGCAGGGGCAGATCGCGCTCCGCAAGATCGACGACGCCGAGCGCGCCGGACAACTCCCACCCGAAGTCGCAGCGCAATACCGTCATGTGGCACAGTCCCATCCAGCAATGCAGCAGCCCGCCAACGTCATTGCCGAGCTGGACGTGGATATTGACATCGAAGAGGTCAACGAGACCCCATCGCTCCAGGCCGAGCAGTTCGATTCATTGCTTCAACTGGTCGGAACGGGCGTGTTCGGAATGCCGGTCCCGCCGGAGGTTGCCGAACTCATCATCGCGGCATCCAACTTCCGCGACAAGCAGAGGCTCATCGACATTGTTGAGAAGCTGAAGGCCGCTGCCCAGCAACCGAACCCGGCGCAACAGATCGCGGTGGCCGGAGAGGCTGCAAAGGTCGATGAAACCAAGTCGAAAACGATGCTGAACGTGGCGAAGGCACATCAGACCGCCGCTCAGCCTCTCATTGATAGCTTTACCGCAGGCGTGAACTCGCAACCGAGCCTTCCGCCGCAATAATTCAACGTCGAGAGGACGTGGAAAGGTGTCGCCGACCAACGGGCGATTGAAGGGTCGCCGCCGTATCGGGCGAATGGGTGAAACATGGATGGACTTGACGATTTCCTGAAAGCAAATGCGCCTGTCGATGACAGCGGAGCCGACCAGGTTCCGACTGATCCGCAGGCTGCCGCAGACCCGGTTAAGGCTGACGCTGGCGACCCGCCCGCCGATCCTACGCCGCCCGCAGACCCGGCCCCAACTGCCGATCGTCCGCGTGGGCCTGACGGCAAATTCATTGCGAAGGGCGATGCGCAGCCGGTTGACCCCGCTGCCGCTGGTGCGCCGCCTGCACCACAGGAACCAACTCTAGACCATGCCGCCCTGATCGGAGAACGACGCAGAAGGCAGGACGCCGAGGAGCGCTATCGCGTCCTCGAGGAACGCCTGAACAAGCTGGAAACCCCGGCTCAGCCCGCTCCCGAACTGTGGGATGACCCCGACGCTTACTTTAACCATCGGCTGACCGGCGTAATGCCGCAGTTGACGGAGCAGATTAAAGCCGAGCTCAGGGCCGACCGCATCCGGGAAAGCGCAACTGAGGCGCGAAGCAAATATCAGGATTATGACCAGGCCATCGACGTGTTTCACGAGATCGCCGCGCAGAATCCCGCGCTTTACCAGCAGATGGAAATGGCCCGCGACCCTGCGGAGTTCGCTTACTCGAAGGCCAAGTCAGAACTTGAGATTCGCCAGCACGGCGGACTTGATGGTTTGATCGAAGCCCGCGTGAAGGCGGCTCTGGAGAAAGCGCAGCCGGCTCCCGTCCAGACACCTCCGGTTCCCGACACACTCGCGGATGCTCAGAGTGCGCGTGGATCGTCAGCAGAGAC